CAAAAATTGAGGCGCAGAAGACCCGTGGTATATTTTCTTGCGATGTTGACGTACAGATTGTTATTCGCACACTCACCTCGATGATTATGAGCGCTGTCTACAAGGCGCGCCGCATCTTTGGCATTTGTGTGGGAATAAATCCACATAGTAGGGAATGGGACGAACTCGCCCGCAGGTTTTGTTATATGGATAGAGTAGTTGAGCTCGACCATTCAAATTACGATATGAACGTGTCGTCACAATTAATCGCAACAGCTATAGATTTGATTATCGAATTCGCATCTGAGTGTGACGGTTTCACGCAGGAGGACATAGTTGCGCTCCATGTATTGAAATGGGAAATGTGCAACCCAGTTGTAGATTTTTGCGGAGATGTAGTGATGATGGACGGATGCATTATGTCTGGGTCTAATTTGACCTCGTTTATAGGGAGTTTGGTGAACATCACCATGTACATATTGGTGTACGATACGTGTGGGTTTACTACTGACTTTTGGAAAGGCATAACATTAGTCGTCTACGGTGACGATAGTTTGGCTCAAGGTTCTACTCGTGCAATCGCTCGCAAAATGATTATGCCCTATATAATAGCCAGAGCGGCGGAGTTCGGATTCAAACTTACCCCAGGTGATAAAGGCACGGTTGTGAAGGATACGATACCCCTTAAACAGGCGAGTTTTATCAAGAGGGGATTCAGATACGATAGAGAGTATGGAGGATACGTAGCACCCCTTGCCGAATCTAGTATGTTCAAGCAGTTGTCAGCCATCAAAAATCCCAAACATGTCACGATAGCGGCGCAAACCGGTAATAATGTGAGTGGGGTGTTGTATGAATTGAAATTCCACGGTAGACATAAGTTTGACGCGTGGAGGAAAAAGTTGTTGGCCATTTGTAAGGAGAAAGGCATCTTAGAGTTCGTGGAACTCAAGGACGTGTCTTTCGGGGAAATGTTGTGGTACTGGAAGAAAAAGTACACACCGCATGAAATTATGTTTGAAAATGGCCTATTAGGACGTTGGTGTTCAGTCACGGTCCAAGAGTTTATCAAGAAGTTAGAACCTCTTGAAATCCCAAAAGAAGAGCAGTAATAATAATAATGGGAATTCCTGAGTATAAGATAAATAATAAACCGCTAACTGGGTCAACGTTAGAAGAGTTGCCATTGCTCACCAATGGTAGGATAGAGAAAACACCGACTTGCTATCTTTCTAGGTGTAAAAGCACCGCACAGGGCTTAAACTGTGCAATATGCGTCCCGAACTACATGTTCGTAGCGCAATCTAAAGAAGAAAATGTCGATTTTGAAGACGGCTCCGACCCCATAGAGGCACCGCCATCCACCATGGCGACACGCCAAAGGGGTCAATTCAATGAGGATACTATGTTTCTTCAGCGGCCACTACAAATCTATACTGTTGAGTGGTCTAACGGAACAACTTTGAGCACCTCGTTTAATCCCTGGGCTTTGTTCATTTCAAATAAGCGAGTGGGTAATAGGATAAATAACCATGCCCTCATGAAGTCAAAGCTGTGTTTGAAATTCATGATTAACGGCAATGTATTCTTCTTCGGTAGAGCTTTGGCTTCGTACCTTCCATTGTATACTTACGATTCCATGTCAGTCGTACCAGCAGTGCAGTGGGAAGATGCGATTCCCCTCAGCCAATGTCCCCATATATACATCGACCCGACCACATCGCAGGGAGGGGTGATGAAACTGCCGTTCATGTTTCACAAAGATTACGTGGACATGGTACAAGGGGATTACCAAGATTTGGGCGTGGTTTCCCTTCGAGAAATTGTAAGGTTATACCATGCCAACGACACGGCAACCAATGAGAAGCTCACTATCACAGTGTATGCTTGGTTGGAAGATGCGACACTGTCAGTTCCCACAGCTGAAAATTTCCCAAGCCTTGTTGCTCAGTCGAAAGACGAATACGACATCAAGGAAGAAGGGAAGGTTTCGGGGCCTGCTACTACTGTGGCTAATGTCGCCCGTACATTGTCAAACGTGCCGCATATCGCACCCTATGCAAAGGCAACGGAAGTTGCCGCACGGAGCACTGCGAGTATTGCCAAAATGTTCGGCTACAGCTCGCCCTCATTGGTTACAGCACCGCCTCCAATGGTGCCGCGGCCATTTGCTTCGCTAGCAGTGACGGACCAGGTGATGTCAGTCAACAAGCTGACGGTTGATTCTAAACAGGAATTGACCATTTGCCCTGCCGTGGCTGGCCTCGATGGTGAGGATCCCCTCGCTATATCAACTATTGCTGGGACAGAATCACTGTTGTATTCCTTTCCGTGGGAGGCGGCCAAGCTCAATGGCAATATGATATACAATTGGCTAGTTACACCGACTGCGGCACGTTGTTCTTTCCTCGGTGGTAAAGACGTCATACACCTAACTGCCATGGCCGGAGCGGCAATGCCTTTCGGCCTTTGGTCGGGCACTATAGTGTATAGGATACAGGTTGTCGCGTCTGGACACCACCGTGGGCGAATTGCCATTGCCTATGACCCCAGTTCTACTCCGTCTGTCTTCGAGGCAAACACGATGGAAATGGCTGTCATAGACATCGCAGAAACGCGCGACTTTGAAATCTCTGTTTCTAATTGTCAAGCGGCTGGTATGCTTGACGTGCCAGACCCTCCAATTGCATCTGGTTTCGACGGTGCTTGGCACGGTACTTCGGCCTTAGGCTTCCGCGAAGGTTGCAATGGCTCGATATCGATGTGGGTAGTCAATGAGTTAACGACGCCCAATCCTAGTGTCGTGTCCCCCGACGCATATATTGTAGTGTCGGTTAGGGCAGGCCCCGATTTCGTGCTTGGATCACCCAGCAATAGGCTATCTAGGTTCGTATTCAAGCCACAATCCAAAGATGTCTCCTATGAGGACGAACAGGTTGTACCTGATTGCCCAGCCAGATTACTCACTGTAGGCACGCCGGAAGACCCCAATCTCACGACCGTTTATTGTGGGGAAACCGTAGCGTCTTTCCGTCAACTCTTAAAGAGATTCATTTATTTCGAGACTTCTAAGAGGACGATGACTAGTGCAGACATTAACACTTTGGATCGCCATAGGGGAGTTTTCCGATTCTTCTTCCCTCGGTATAGGGGCAACGTGCCATCTGCAACGCAGATCACTGGGACTGGTGCACCTTACAACTATTGTAACACGACTCTTTTGAACTATATAGTTCCTGCCTTTCAAGGGTTTAGAGGGTCTACGAGATATAAGTTTGTATTTCGTTCTCCGGGTACCAGTCGTGGTATCGTTAGTGTAGCAAGGCTCGCACTTTCGGATATAGTCG